CTAGAAGCTCCATAGGGAACAACAATGTCTTCAGCGGGTACGAACATCGATACTTGACGTTCTAAATGCGGGTCGTAATAGACTTTCTTAAAGGCGTTACCAGAAAGACCCAAGCCCCAAATCATGCGCTCATGCTCAGGACGGTATTCTTGCATTATGTCCGTTAGCTGGTAGTTCATGTCGTCTTGGACACGCTGGGCGGCATCTTTCTTCTCTGGGGTCTCACGTCCAATAATCTGGGTCTTGACAGGACCAGCGGCAGGGAACGTCTCCATGATGGTCTCGGCTTGGAACTTGACCAAGGCTTCTGACAGGAGGGGATGGTAAACGCCACAAGCGCCTTCCCAAGGTTCAGACCGCTCCTCAATTTTCATACCTAGGAGTTCTAGTCCGTCCACGTAAGTCTGAATCCAATCCTTACGGGCGCTGATGTCATCTTCAAAATCACCAAGCAAATCGCCAGCAATTTCAACCATTTCCTTTTCATCAAGGTATTCGGCTAGGTTGGCATCAAAGTCTTCGTCTGACGGCTCGGCTTTTTCAAACTCAATCTCTAGTCCGTCTATTCCGACCTTGACTGACTCTGGATCTTCAATTTCAATCTCAATATCAGGCTCGTCCGTGGGTAGGGAGTCGATTCCCAGTGGGGCTTGATAAAGGCTTTTTTCTACTGACATAAGGTATCCTTAGTAATATGCCGCTTTTTTTCTGGGCATAGTCTCATTATCATACTCATCAGAGTTTAAACGGATAAAGCCGCCCTGACGAAATCTTAACAAAGCTTGGCTGGTTGAGTCTACTAAGTCGTCATGCTCACCGTTTGGAAACGAGGCGCATTCTTCCATTAGTTCTTCTGCCCAGCGGGTGTCAGGACACCAAACAAACCCTGAAGCAAACAAATCTGATATAGCGTTTACACGGGCTATTTTATCTGAACCTTTGCCAGGTGTATATTCCTGAAGCGGAATTCCCATCCTTCTCATCTCGTAGATCAGGGGCGCTCCCGCAGCTTTTTTCTCCACAATGCAGGAATCTGGCTCCCATTCCTTGTACAGTTCCATTGCTTTTTGTTTTAGTTCAGGAAACTCTAATCTAGCTTTATAGGCATCTAACAAGATGATATGGGCTACTTCAAAGCCTTCGCTGTCGGTTTTATAGAAGACTCCCCACGTGGTACAGGCGGAGTAGTCGGCACGGTTTGACTTTTCAAACGCTGTGTCCCATGATTGGATGATGAACTCGCATGGAGGAGGGGATTCTTTTTCCCAAATTTTCCAGTTCTCCCGTTTAATGATTGCGCCTTCTTCTGAGGTCGGGTTCTGCTGGTACTGGGCTTCCCACTTAGAAACAGGGATCTCCGCCTTGATTGCCTCTAGTTCCTCTTGCTTCCAGAACTCAGACCACAAAGGCTTGCCACTAGGCAATAAGGCAGGAAATTCAATCGTCTCCCATTCATCCCCGTCCCGTTTAATGGAATTCATGACGATCTGTCCCGTCAGATCTCGCTTAGACCAGCGGGTCATCACGACAATAATGGCTCCACCTGGTTGAAGTCGTTGGCGAGGACCAGATGAATACCACTCGTAGACTCGGTCGTAGACGGCAGGGTTTCCTTGCATCGCCTCTTGTTCAGAATGGGGGTCATCGATGATCAGAACGTCAGCGCCTTTACCCGTAACGGCTCCACCGACACCAATCGCAAAGTAATCACCACCCTTGTTGGTGTTCCAGCGACCCGCAGCTTTGGAGTCAGAAGACAGTTTTACGGGGAAAATCTTCTGGTAGTCAGCAGAGTTGACCAAGTTTCTGACCTTACGACCAAAGCCTGTAGCCAATTCAGCGGTGTGGGCAGTCTGAATGATCTTCTTCTCAGGGTATTTCCCTAGGAACCAAGCGGGAAACAGGTAGGATGCGAACTCAGACTTAGTATGACGTGGCGGCATATTAATGATGAGCCGCTTGAGTGTCCCATTAGCAACCCGCTCAAACGCATCCGCCATAATTGCGTGGTGTCTACCCCCAATAAAGGCAGACCACATATCACTTACAAACGGCATAAAGTTCTCTCGGCAGCGTTCCTTACGGTCTTCTGCTAAGAGTTGGCGAATCTTAGGTATCTGAGGTGAATCTTTGGGAAGCACATCCAGTAATTTGATGTACTTCTTAATCTCGTCTTGGGTTAATAACGCCATTAGAGTTTGATTACGTCCTGCACCGTCTTGTCAATGACTTTGAGGGAACGAACCATATGGGGCTTTACCTGGAGCAGTCCCTTGTTTTTAAGGTCATGAACCAGCCTGTGGATATTAGACTTGCTTCGTAGATTAAGCCCTGTAGCAATGTCCATGTAGCTGGGAGGAAACCCCTTCATCTTGATGTATAGCTCAATAAAATCTAGAACCATCTTCTGGCGCTCAGTCATGGTCGCTTCGCTCCATTCAATCCTTCGGATTTTCTAATCATTCAATTTCTCCTCACGTTCTTGTTTTTCCAGCAATGCTGCCATTGCACGGTTTTTTGCCGTTATAGGTTTGCTTGCTAAATCCCTTGCATCGCTCAGTTTTTTAATAATCGCAAAAAAGTTCTCCCGCTCTTCAAAGGTCATACCCATTAACTGTTTGTACAGTTCACTAGCTGTCATACTCATCTTCCGCACCCTGTAATTGGTTTACCATATCAATACACGAACATAGGCAAGTCGGGCAAAAGGCAACAGGCAGAATCCCAAAGTTTCCCTCTATGCCGCCTTCTTCCATCATTGAGAACTCCACGTTGCAAACGCTGCACTCGCTCATTTGAGTAACTCGATAGCTTTACGAACCGAGGCAACCGCTTGGGTCATCTCATCTCTTTCTTTTCCCCGCATCTCTGCTTGGAGCGCCATAAGGCTCAGTACTAGATTCTTTAGTTTGCTGACAAGTAAATCATTCTTCAAAATATATATACCCCCGTAGGAACGAATAGGAAACGTTCTGGGGGTAGTTTGCCATAGCGTTTAAACGAAAGCAACAGGAAATTTTATAGGGGGGGTGGGGGTGTTTCACGTGAAACATAAGGGGGTACTCACAGCACTCATTGGGTTTAGATGTCCCACGAGATTTCATCTGGCTGCTTTCCCCTTAGACATTGTAGCAGGGAACGTTCGTATTGCTAAGTAGTGTTGGTATTATGTGCGTTTTATAGCGTATAGCGTGTGGCGTGGGCATGGTCGAATTGGCGAGGGTGGGTCACGGTGGTGTCGACAAAAGCCGAATCGTGAATGCCACCCTAGCAGTTTAAACATCGCATGACGTGACGTGATGCTATTGAATAGTGCTGACTTTCTTCTTGACGTTGTCTAGCAGATGCAAGTGGCTCTCCAGTTCTTTCTTCAAAGCATCCGCATCGATTACCTCAGTGACTTGCTCAACCCTGTCAGTGAACATACCCACTGCCTTGCCTATCAACTCCAAGGCTCTCAGTTGTCCGCTCTCGCTTGCCTCGTCATCGTTCACCTTATCGAATAGTTGTTGCATGACGTAGCGCCTTGCTGATGCATCGCTCTCAATTACGTTCTGCTTTGTAGCCTCCAAGACAGACCCTAGTTGCATAGTGATTCGACTATCTTTCATTAGACGGTTCGCATTGCCTATGATCGTTGCTCTAGTACTACCTGATACGTCATAAGCCGTACTGTAAGCAGTGATGTGATCATTCCCTGATACAAGGAGGTTGACGAAGTGAATCATCCTTGCAGTGAGTCTCTTATTGGTTTGCTTGTCTGTCTCTTCTACTATCATCCTTACTGGCTTACCTGACTTAGTCTTCTTTACCTCTATAGCATCAATAGCAGTCCGCATCACTTCGTGATCGATCCCCGATTTCGGAATGCTTGCACTGGTTGCAATCGATGTACTAGCACTGCAATCCATCTCTTCAATAAACTTTTTTTGACTCTTCATACGGTAGTACTCCAGTAAGCGTAGCAGTTGATATTCAGGCGATTGTGGCGGTTTAAACGGCACAAGTAAATGAGGTTCGTATTACGTTCGTTAACGGTTCGCAACACTGGTCTAAATTTATTTTCAAAATGACCCTGACATTTTCCAATTTCAATCGTCTCTGTATGTAAGACCCTAAGATTTTTTGGAGTCGATCGTCTTACCAGTGCAGTACTCATTAATCATTTAAGGACTTATGAAAACACCTATCCAAACCCCAGTAGAAGACCGCAGTGCTATCCGATTACAGAATGCTTATTCCTACGTTGCGGAGTACTTTCCTGAGCTACCTGAGACTAGTCGCATCGTCTTAGCTGATTGCCTAGTAAAAGCTTTATTTCCTAAGCAGACTGATCCCGATTTTCAAAAACAGGCTGACAGGCGCATCCCCTGAGCCAGTGACACTGTACAAATACACATATGCCGTTTAAACCGATTTTAAGGGGGCTACAAGCCATTCATGCTAGTACTGATACCCAAGGTCATGCTAGTACGAGATCTCTAGGATTCCATCAACCATGCGGGTTAGCGGGTGGTCAAAGCTCATTCCCTGAGCCATACCCAAAGTAATACCCGACTAAGTTGTAGGGGATTAAAAAGAAAATAGTTGCACACGGTTTAAACAGTTCGTGCTAGTATTCAGTCAGTAGTTGATGCAAGCATTAAAAACGGTGAGTAACCACCGACACGTCAGAGACCAGTGCGTGGATAAAGTAAAGGGTTCAACGTCAGATGCCAGTGCGTTGTAAAAGTAAAGGGCAAGTCAATAAGAGGACTCTAAACTCACCTCAAAGGCTAGTAGGCTCTGCCCCTTGGATAAGGATCAGGCAACCGAACGAGATGCGAGAGGGCTAACGTAGCAAGGTCGTTATTCGTAACCTTGCCGTATGAGACACCTGATGCGATAAGGGTAGGTCTCTGAACGTGCGAACCAAGAGCGTTCTAAAACAAGTGTGGCTAAACGTGAGATAGCAGAGCGTTGAAAAATAAGTGGCTCTCAGAAGAGATTTAATCTCATGCTCCATTGCATACCAGTGGGGCAGAGGATGCAATCTCGCATCTTTTAAGGAGGCTCTATGTGGAAATTAATCAATAGAACAGAGGCAGTGCAACGGCACTCTCACTTCGTTTTTGTTCGTGGCGATGACGTTGCAATCGCTGACCATTCACTCAACAAGGTGACCGATCCCGCATCGACAGAGGACGGTCTCTTACTGTGGGACGGCAAGCTTGGCACTATCCGCACCAATTACGTTTTACTCAGGCTCAAAGGGGATGGTGAGTCCTTTGTTTCTGTAAGCACCCTGACTGCCTATCGCATCCAACAGGCTACAGGCAAGCAAGTAATCCCTGATCCATCAAACTAAGGAGGCTTTATGCGTAATTTTGTTGAATTTTTGGTAGTCGGTTTATCCCTCGCAGTATTCGTCATTTTCCTGACAGTGTTCTTACTGGATTGGACAGGCGGTTGCGGTGAGGTTTTTGAATATGCGAACGGCACATTGCATCAAGGTGATTGTGTCGGACGTGACGTGTTTTTCTCAATTTTCCAAAGGGTTTTTAATCTATGAATACAAGAGAAGAGTGGCTCTCTAAAGCCGTTGCTGAGTTGCGCCCAGTGTTTGATTCAGTTGGTCATCCATTGCCTGAGAAGATCGAGGCATCGTGCGGTTTCCCCAGTAGCAATGCTCGTTCCCGCAAGAACCGTGCGCTTGGTGAGTGGTGGTCTGCCAAGCAGTCACCCAGTGGTCACCATCAGATCTTCATTGCCCCACAAGTCAGTGACTCGTTCGATGTCTTCGGGGTGTTGGTGCATGAGTTGGCGCACAGTGCGACTGAGGGTGACGGTCATATGGGACGTTTCCCTAGTCTCGTCAAATCCCTTGGGCTTGTGGGTAAGCCTAGTAGCACGGTAGTTGGCGCAGTGTTTCGGGATATGTTCGGTGATCTTGTCGCATCCCTTGGGGACTATCCTCATGACGGTCTGACCGTTCCCGCAAGACCTAAAACGCAGTCGACTCGTATGCTCAAGGCGATGTGTCCTGAGTGTGGCTACACCATCAGGCTTACAAAGTCGTGGGCTGACAAGGGTCTGCCGTATTGCCATGTTCAATTCGTTTTATCGAAGTAATTTTTTTAACTTTTTTAAAGAGGCTCAATCGTGAATATCGATAACATCAAATCAGTTTTATCTTTCGTATCAGTTGGTCGTTTAAATGCCGTCAACGTCAAGTACGGCAACGGTGTCGTGTTTGCCAACAAGCGTGATGCAGTTGACTGCGTTGCGCAGTTGGTCATGGATCGCAAGGTGGAGATGACTGAGGTCAAGACCATCGCCCCTTTGACTGAAGTACCGACACCCGCTCCAGTAGGCGGTGGATCGATGGCTATCAACCATCTCAAGCAAGACCTACAAGCAATGAATGATGACCTACTGGCGGTGGCTAACACCGCTAAGTCTGCAATGACTGAGGCACGGGACATCGACAATCGTCTTATCGCTTTGCATGACGAACTCCAAAGCAAGCTTGGCTCGATTGCAGTTGACGAGTCTGCCGTTCGCAGAGAGGTTGCCAAGGTGTTTGCATCATTCAAAAAGGTAACCCCTGTAGCTGAGTTGGAGACCATTGCATCGTCTATGCCTGTCGTGACTCGCAAGAAAGCCTGTGAAGTATTTGATGGCGAGTTGTTCTACGAGGTGGACGGTGAGCGTGTTGATTTCAGCAACCTTGAGATTGACGTGTGGGATGACGTTCATGCGCCTAAGCGTGTAAACGACTACATCTTTCAGCCACGTCATTTGCACTTTGCTTTGATCGCACTGGCTAACAAACTGCCACACAATATGTGGCTTGGCGGTGAGAGATCAACTGGTAAGTCGGAGTTCGTAACGCAGTTGGCATCACGTCTTGGACGTAGGTTGTTCCGCATCAACTTCGATGAGGCAATCGAGAGAGCGGAGTTCATCGGTGGCAATACGATCGAGAGCGGTGACGTGGTGTGGAAAGAGGGCATCGTGACTCAAGCCATCCAGTACACAGGCGCTCTAGTTCTGTTTGATGAGATCAGCTTTGCTCGTTCACAGAACCTTGCGGTATTGCACTCAGTAACCGAACCTAATCCGAACCGTTCGATCACCATTGCTGAGACAGGCAAGCGCATTCCAGTAGCTGATCACGTTGCGTTTTTTGTTGCTGACAATACCCTTGGGTACGGTGACTCATCAGGCAATTTTGCGGGTACACGGGACATGAACACTGCGTTCATTGATCGCTTTAGTTTTACCTTGAAGTTTAATTATTTGAAACCCGCAGAAGAGATCAAGGTAATCGTTAGTCGTACTGGCATCGCCAAAGAAGTTGCAACAATGCTTGTGCAGTTTGCAAACTCTGCCCGTGAGAAAGCACAGGCGGGTGTGTTGACTCAGCCACCAAGCTTGCGTTCATTGTTTGCTTGGGCTGATGCAATCAAGGGCGGTCTGCCTGTCTCGTTTGCGTTTGAGAATGCAATCATCAACAAGTTCCCACCTGACTGCGAGGCTGAATTGCGTGGCATCTATACCGCAATGATTGATGCCAAGAAGTTGAAGTCTTACTTAACCAAATAATCGGAGGCTATATGCTAGGCATGGACGTTAAACGTGGTGTGACCGCTACTTGTGAGCGGGTGTTTACTGCAAGTGGTAATCGCTTTGAAGACCTCAAGGTTCTTTGGGGTGGCAAGACTGCTTGCATTAATTATTCCAAGGGTGTTGACGGTGTTCGTGCAACCATCGTGTTGCCCAACATTGATGAGTCTAAGCCTGTACCGCAGACTCAATTCAACAACGCTATCGGGTTCGTGTTGCATGAGTTGGGTCATGCATGGTTCACCACCAACAAGCCTTGGGATGATGCAGTCAAGGAGCATAAGGACGGTAAGTACATCGGCTCTATGATCAACGGTCTTGAAGATCCTCGCATCGAGCAGTGTGTGATCGACTCAGGCTACGCACCGAATTCAGCACCGTTGTTTAATGCGCTGATCAATTCGATGATAGCTAAGAACGGTTACCCCAAGGAGTTGACCAAGCAGTCGTTGCCGTTCATCCTGTGCATTGAGGGTAGACGTTTAAACGGCTATACAATCTCAGCCCCTGACTTGGTGTCGACATCGATCTACGCACTTGAGATCAACCGTGCATTGCAGTTGGCTAAGAATGCTAAGTCGACTAGGGAGATCGTGACCATCTCTGAGAATCTCTACGATGAGTTGTTCCCAGTAGCTGAAGAGGGCGAGTCAGAAGAGGGTGACGAACCTACTGAGGGCGGTAAGCCTCCGACTGAGGGTGACTTCCCTATGCCCAAGGATGAGCCTAGTGAGGGCGGTGAGCCTACTGAGGGTGACGGTGAGGGTGACAAGGGTGAGCCTGATGGCGAGGGTGAAACTAAGGATGGTGAGGGTGATAGCGGTAAGCCATCCGATCCACCGAAAGAACCACTCAAGGATGACGGCACTGCGCCACTGGATGTCGAGCCTAATGAGTTCATCAAGCGCTCGATGCGTGAGTTTGATTGTCGTGCTGACCGTAGGGGTTACGGCAGACCAACACTCAAGTCGATTGAAGTAATTGAAATTAATGATTGGAGTTAATCGTGGGTAAATTAAAAGACATCAAGTTGGACAAGGCAGAGGGCATCGCTCACTTCGAGCGTGAGTTCAGAACCAATCAAATCGGGATGGGCGCTACTAAAGCTAACCTGATTCGCTTACTCAAGTCAGTTGACTTGGTTGGTTGGTCTAGTCATGAAGAGTCGGGTCGCTTGGATCGCAAAGCTTTCTCTCGCTTTGCTTGCGGTAGCGCCAACATCTTCAGCAAGCGCCAGTACGTTGAGGCTGAGTCTTCTGCGGTCTCAATACTGGTTGATTGCTCAGGCTCTATGGGCTTAGGCAATCGTATGCAAGTGACTGAGTCGGTGGTCATCCAGTTGGTCAAGATCCTTGACAAGGCTGACGTGTCTTACCGTGTGTTCGGGTTCGATAGTCCTGATGGCACATACCCTCGCAAGGTTGCGAGTGACGAGGGTACGGCAGTTGAGGTGCAACTTGAAGAGGTTACGTTCTACCCATTTAAACACTGGAACGAATCACTGCAACGTGCGTTACCTAAGCTTGGTCAGATCCACAAGTTTCACTTGCGTGAGAACCCTGATTACTCTGCGGTAATGCTCTCGCTTGAGGATCTCAAGACACGTCCTGAGAAACGCAAGGTGATGTTCTTCTTGACTGACTCGTTGTCCCCTGACGTTAACCATATGCGCCACCTTGATACCGTTGCAGAAAAGCTTGGCATCAAGTTGATTGCAATCGGCATCCAGTCTGACAAAGTTCTCCAATGCCACAAGCATTCAGTCGCAGTAGAGAACCTTGCAGAGATGGGTAGCGCATCGTTCAACAAGTTGTTAAAAGAGTTGCAGTAACAGGGGGCAACCCCTGTTTTTTAAAATCAAGAAAGGCATATATGAAATCCGAATACAAGCGCTATACCTGTGTTGGCACTGGCGGTATCAATTGTCGTTGTTGTTGCAATCGTGGTGGTAAGCCTGTCATTAAACGTCAAGCTAAAAGACGTTACGCACAGGCAGTCAATAAATTAATCAAATCTGAAAGTGAGGCTTAATCATGGCAATCATTCGTGTATCAATACTTGTCCAAGTTGACACAGAAGAGAGCGCAGAAGACATTCGCAAAGAGTTACTTGATGCGGTGTCTCACGAAGTTAAAAACAATCCTGATCAATTCACAATCTTGGAGTTAGATGAAGACGATGAAAATGACTGGGAAGAAATTGAGTTGCATGAGGGTTGTGTTGATTGGGAAGTTGATCCAGTACACCCATCCTTTGATCCAGTATTTAAAAACGAAAGGTAAGCATATGTACAGAGAAGAGATTCTGATGCACTTCACTATCATCTGCACGTCCAGTGGTTACATGGTCGAGCAAGAAGAGAGTGAGGGTAGCACCGCCTACATGGAGGATGCTAATGGCGATAACACATTCACCACCTACGCAGAGGCTTGCGGGGTGTTGGCTGACTACTTGAATAGGATTAGAGATGAACAAAAAAATCAAGCCTGTTAACCCTGTGATCAAGGCGCTGATCCAAGCGCCTAAGCATGGCGGTCGACACAAGGGCAGTCGATGGAAGTTGTTCCAAGAAATTCTTGAACGTGAAATTAAGGAGCGTAAAAATGGATAAATTATTAATGGGGTCTCAACTCAGATCGTTGATTGAGTACTACACAGAACTCACCGTTGATGAGCATACGACAGGGTCTCGCAATAAAGAGGCAGACAAGACTTGGAAAAAAATAACCCAGTTGATCAGCAAACTTACAGGCGAGGTGAAGTCATGACTTATGAACAATTGAAAGACTTAGTTGGTGAAGACAATGCAGTCAGGGTGTACGACTACTTCGTTGACTTCACAGTGGACAATCTTGTGCAGTTGGTACTGGATGGCTTTACCCCTAGCCAATTGCTTAACCTAGCAAAGGAGTTGAATGATGACTAATCCCGATCGTTGGTTACAGAGGTGCGCTGAAAATGCGATGGACGATGACGAGGACGAGATGTTGCATGAAGAGTACTGCGACATTGAGCGGGACATTGCCAAGCACGGCATTGACAATTCTAAGCATGACTTCGCTGACACCATGTATGAGTATGCAAGTCGGATCATGCAAGCGATTGCGCAAGGCGATGACGTGATGACCTTGATGCTTGTCAAAGAAGTCTATGACCGAGAGGTCAAGGCATTGGCTAAACGAAACTTAGATCTGTGAAACTAAAGAGGGAAAATCGAACCAGTTCCCTCCCCCCCCCTACCCCCTCCCCCAAGGTCTTCGGACTGAGGGGGATTTTTTTTGCCCAGAATTTTGACGCTGGTTCTGGATAGCGTTTAAACCTATCATCTGTTTAAACACTTACCACCAAACAGCAGGTGGTCAAAACTGATCCTTGGTCTCAAAGTAAGTTCCAGTGGTTTTGTTATATCCAAGGGATGTCTCGCCTTGTGTTCCAACCCATCTGAACCGACACTTCCAAACCGCAATCTCCACGTCATTAGTCTTGGTGCGATGCACCGTGATACCGCAGTCTGCCTTAGCCCACCATGCCATCGAACCTGAGATCGCCATACCGTCAGGACGTGGCAGATCCATGCCTGAGCGTGTGATCTTTGATGGGTGGGCAACAAACCATATGTGGACACCGTAAGCCTTAGCAAAGGTTTGCATCCTCGTCAGCATGGACGAGATGAATTCATGCTCTGCCTGTCCGCCTTTGTTCTCAATGTAATTGTAAGGGTCGATAACCAAACCCCTGATCCCTGTTCTCGCTACGGCAACCTTGGCACGTTCCAATATGGAATCGATGGTCGAGGGTTCTGCTCCCTCTGAATCCATAAACATAAAATGATTTTCTACCCAATCGAATGCCTCGGTCTTATCCTCATCGGTCATGCGATTAGATCCCTCAAAGAACCGTTTTTCCTTGTAAATTTCCATGAGTCTAGAGATGTGAATTTCGGGCTGATTCTCAAATGAACACAGGGCAAACTTCCAATCGTGCGCCTTGGCTAAGTTGACCATCAGCTGATCCACAAAGTTAGACTTACCGCAAGATGGATAACCTGTAACAATGCTGAGTTGTCCTTGGGCAATCGTGTAAATCTCATCCACGTTGGAGTAGCCTGTCGATACGCCTTTGCCCGTACCCTTTCCCCATAGGTCGTTTAAACGCTCAGAGAACTTGCTGGCGGACGACAAGCCCGCAACTGGGTACGGCTCGGCAGTGTCGATAATCTGTTTAACTAAGTCTGCGCCTTCGGCAAGAAATGCCTCGTTTAAATCCTTGAAACTAAACTTGGCAATACGGCACTTGTCCTTGCCAATCCTCCTCGCCAACTCTTCAGCCAATGCTTGACCCGCAGTGTCTGTGTCTGTCGCAATCGTGACGTACGGTGCTTTCTCCAGTACATCGAACGCATTCCATACAAAGCTAAACCGCTTGTCTTCGGATGCATCAACTCTTCCATCTGAAACTTTGATTGGCGCACCGCTTGGAACTGATAACACATTTTCTATACCGCATTCCATGAGTGTGAGCGCATCGATTTCACCCTCAACGATAACCACTGGCTTGGTGGGATCTACCTTATCAATGCCAAAGAAATCCTGTGAACCGCCTGTGTCTTGAGTAAAGTCCTTTGATTCAATACTCCGATACTTTGCGGAAATAAACTTACCGTTTTTAAAATACGGGAAACCAATCGCATCGGTCTTTTTATTTAAACGCTGAAAGTATTTCTCAGCGGGAAACAACTTCATCGCATCTGCCGTTTGTTCTGATATACCCCGTGTCTTTAAAAAATCGTAATGTTGTGGTTGTAGTTTTGTTTCTTCAAATTTTCTAATTGGAATCACGTTTTGCTCCATGCGGGGTATAGGTTTAAAGTTGTTTGTTTTGAACGGCACAAAGCCTTTGGTCTGACAATGGTGGCAGTGGTATAGCCAACCATTCGATGTGGCATCGATGCTCAATTCTTTTATGTTGTATTTTTTGCGTTCGGGCGAACACTCAGGACACACAACCCTGTCGTGTACAGGGACGTGCAAAGATGATACGAAATCTGCTACTGCATTCAAGTGAGCCTCCTAGGTTGTTACTTCTTTGACTTATTTACTTTAACCGTGTGATCACTGTTGCGAGTGAACGAACGATTGTTCTTTGGTGCTTTCAATTTTAAATTACTTGGTTTATTCGTTCCACCTTTCGAGAGTGGAATGACATGATCAATGTCTTTGCCTGTTCTGTCAATTCCTTTTTTGTCTACCGCATATCTTGCTCTCGCTCTTGCGTTTCGTGAGGGTTGTTCTGCACGTTCTTTTTGTTGTTCATATTCCTTTTTATAAGGACGTGGTTTGGTGACATATGGCATAGAAAATTCTCTCTTATATATACAACGTAGTACTTACGTATCCTATCTGCCCTTTGGAGAGGGCAGTACTCGCCTTAAACTAGCCTCAGCGAGTATCCTTTACATCCTCTGCCCAATGGGTTCGGTTGACTCGAAAGACTTTTCGTGCAACGGACTCTTTCTTCGCCATCCGTTTCTGATCTCTAATGCACTAACCGTAGTATCAGCAATTCAATTTCGCCCCTACCGTTTTTCATCGTCAAGCGAAACAGGAATTCATCTTAATGAAATTCACATGAACTTTGCAAGTGTTTTCGGTGCAAGTGCGGGTAAATAATTAGGAACTCTGTTTAAACAAGTAGCTCATGTAGCTCATCAGCCAGGCTGCGAAGCGGCTGAGCCAGGCTGCGTAAAAAAAGAGGGCGCTGTTTAAACGCCCTCAAGGTACTTCCTCACGAGAAGATAGAATCATTTTGCACTTGTTAAAAAAAATATCAAGCAGAACGTTTCTGTTGTTGACAAATATTTTTATGGTGTTTAATATGCTGACAGATGACTGCGAATTGAGCCTCCATCATTGAGACCAGTAGGTCGGAGAGCCACCCCTAAAAAGGTGGCTTTTTTTATTGCCGTGCCGATACTTCTATCTCGCACCTAGGGTTTACCCTATCTACCCCCATCCAGTAAATATGCTTTTCCTTGACCTGACGGTCGTTTTTATATGCCACCTCCTGTAGCAAATCGAGGATCAAACTTTCATCCAAATCGGGTCTGCGGGATGCGTACCAAATGCGAATCGTTACCACCACATCAACTTCAAAAACTTCGCTGGGAGCTATGACACATTGCTGTTTAAACATCTTAGCGTAACCCAACGCCTTCGCAGACTTGATAAACATTGGCTTTCCACGGACGTACACCATTTTGCGTGAATTTGCTTTACTGGCGGGTTCACCAAATATTTTTAATGAAAGTGTTTGCATTTTATAAAAAGTAGTATTAGTATCTAGGTTCGTATACAGGAGGCTTAATGAAAATTACGAATAACTTTAATGTACCAGAGACTCTACTCGCATTAGCAAATAGAGACGATTACAACAAGGGTGAGGCTGACTTCTCAGTCACTGAGATCATATCTCCACCACGCATTCAAAGACTGCGCAGAAAGCACTGGAATGAGATGACTCAGGACGTTGCCGATATGCTATGGATGCTTATGGGTACTGCCTTGCACGTTGTGGCAGAACGTTCTGAGATAGCGGGTCACACTAACGAGGAACGTCTTATGGTTGGCATCGATGATGTCATCCTCTCAGGTGCTATCGATCTACAAAAGAATGACAAGGACGGCACGGTCATTACTGATTACAAATTTACATCCGCATGGGCTTTGATGAATGACAAGCCTGAGTGGGAGCAACAACAAAACATTTACAAATATTTGGTTGAGCGTGTCAAAAGACAACCAGTAAAAAAGCTAGAGATCTGTGCGCTCATTCGTGATTGGTCTCGTAGAGATGCCATGAATAAGCCAAGCTATCCACAAGCACCGATCCAAGTATTGAACATTCCGATTTGGACTCATGACCGTGTCGAGGCTTTCATTAGAGAACGCATCAACTTGCACCGTGATTCCAAAGTCAATGCGGATTGGAACGAGGAACTCCCCTTATGCACCGAGGAAGAGCGGTGGGTGCGTGAAACTAAGTATGCAGTAAAAAAAGAGGGTCGTAAGACTGCCGTTCGGGTCTTCGATACCGAGGAGGAGGCACAGGATTTATTGAAAGATATGCCTGTGAAAGATAAAGGATTCGTAGAAATCCGAAAAGGTGAGGCAGTACGTTGCACTGGCAATTTCTGCGGTGTCAATCAGTGGTGTACTCAATATCAAGCAACATTAACTCAGGAGGTTCAAGATGAAATCGGAAGTAATTAATGTAACACCGTCTTTGGCGGAACATTTCTTAAGTAAAAACATTCTCAATAGGAACATTAGCCATTCGCTTGTTACAAAATATGCGAACGATATGGAGAATGGAAATTGGAGACAGACTCACCAAGGTATTGCTTTTTATGAAGACGATACCGTTGCGGATGGTCAACATCGTTTACTGGCGGTGATTAAATCAAGATCAACAATACCAATGATGATTACCTATGGTTTAAAAAAGGAATCATCACTAGGGATTGATTACCATCGTCCAAGGAATATTGTTGATGGTATCAAAATTGGTGGGTTCTCTGATTGGATTGACTTTAAACACATTGCTCTTATCAACACCATTGCAGAGCGCAAGCGTTTGACATCTGTTGAGTCAATTGAATGGTTAACCAAGATGAAAGATAGCGTTCAGTTTGCAACAACGCATTTGACTTCAAAACGTTACCTTACAAACTCTTCAAGTCAGGCGGGTGTGGCTTTGGCGCACCACTACAAAGTTGATGAGAATTTACTTGCTCGTTTTTGTAAAGTGTTTTTGAATGGGGTGACAGAGAATAAGGCTGAGTCATCAATCATAAGACTGCGGGATGATTTTTTAAATAACCCATCGCAAAGTCACGGCATTAAAGTTGAGAAGTTTTATAAAACGCAACGTGTAATTTCTGCTTTTGCTAAAGGCGAAATACTTACACGATTAATAACTCCAAAAGAACCAATTTGGAAATTTGAGGAAACCGATTTATGGTAAGCAGTGAAGAGTTAGCAAGTGGATTGCAGAACATGGTGACGATGCATTTATCGGACAGAGTTTTATGCGATCAATCAGCAATACGGTTGTTGGTATTGGAAACAGAAATTAAATTTTTACAAAAGCAATTACAGGAGGTTCAAAGTGAAAGTATATAAAAAGTTAGTAGAGGCTAGAGTAGCTCTACAAGGTAAGGCTTTAAACAAGTCAGGTCATAACAAGTTTGCGGGTTACAAGTATTTTGAATTGGGTGATTTCTTGCCTGAGATTCAAAAGATCTTTAAAGAGATTGGCTTGTGCGATGTAATTTCGTTTGATCAAAATCTTGCGGTCATGAATATTTATGACGTGGAAGATGGATCATTTGTTACGTTTACATCTCCAATGGGATCTGCTCAGTTAAAGGGTTGCCATGAAGTGCAAAATATCGGTGCGGTGGAAACCTACCAAAGGCGCTATTTATATACGGTAGCCTTGAGCATCTCGGAGCATGATGCATTAGATGCGACCACAGGATCTGCGCCAGTAGAACCAAAGAAAGTAGCTGAAGTAAAAAAGCCTGACGTTGGGACGGTTACCGAGCTTAATCCTGACGATGTAGCAATGATCGAAACATTGATCACGTTCGGTGAGACTTGCGAGACGATGTCTGAGTTAACTGGTCTTTGGAAAAAGAATCAGAAAGCTATTGACTCAATCAAGGTTGGTAACAAAGAGTTGTTCAATCGGTTGCAAACTAAGTTTGCTGAGTACAAAGCCAAATTCAAGGAGGAATAACATGGCATACGGATCTAAATTTGAATTACAACCTAACCAAGGTAGCTTGTTTGCTACCAAGGTTAAGAAACACCCTAAAGCGCCTGACTACTGGGGAGAGTTATTGGTTGACGTTAGCACCCTTGAAATTGAAAACGGTGTTGCTAAGGTCAAGCTTGGTGGTTGGAAAGTTAAGTCTGAGTCATCAGGCAATACTTTTTTATCCATAAGAATTGATACATGGAAACCTGACAGTGCGCAAAAACCACAAACACAAACTAACAATGGAGACATGGACGATGACATCCCTTTCTAAACCAGTAGCAAAGAAACGTGGCAGACCTCTAGGGTCTAAAAACAAACGTGTTAGAACTGTTGCGGGGAAAAAATATACCTTCAAAGACAAAGCGTTTAAACAATCCAATAACCATGCGTCTGAGATTAACAAGTTGCATAACAGGATCTTGGAATTGGAAACGATTCGTGAAAGATTGCATAGCGTAATTGATCGCCAAGAACATAAAGCTATCCAGTACCAAGCGGTTATTGATTATCTCGAAACAAAGTTGGAGATTAACTAATGAATGCACTTCAGTTTGAAGCAGTCAAGATTGCCCTTAAACAGGATAAGACTGGGTTCGTGCTGACGTTGAACATTCACCCTGACGAGATCCCAAATGAACTTATGCGGGATTTTGTTGGGGCGAGATACGGTGTGGCGATGGTTCGTATTCAAGATAACGAATCCGCTACGCAGTACGACAACCGAGTTAAGAAAGCTGGGATGCTTGGGCGCAGTAAACGTTTCCATTTATGGCTTAGGAAAGAAAATGGTTTGACGATTGATGGCGAAGACGATGCAGTCGAGGCAATCTACCGTATATGTAATATCCAATCCCGCACCGAATTAAATGGTAACAAACAAGCCCAAGATAAATTTGATGAATTAGTCCATGACTATGAACAATGGGGTGAAGAAGATGAGCCGTTTTAAAAGCGTAGTGCCGATTATGGTGTATGTCGAACCTACCGAGAGAACGAAGATCCAATCCTATGCAAAGAAAGAAAAGATTAATGTTAGTCAGTTGGCAAGAGAATCATTTCGGATGCGTATGGAAATTGATGACCCGTTTAAGAATGGTTTCAATCAAGGTTTAAACGAGGCGATGCGGATTGTCCGTGAAACTGAGGGGGCAAAAATGATGTTCCCTTCTGGTAAGTCTTTTGGTCAGCTAGTCTGCGATGAAATTGAAAAGTTTCTTAAGGATAAAAAATGAACGAACAAGACTTGCGGGATTGCTTTGCTATGTTTGCCATGATGGGCATTATTGTTAGGGGTGGTTTGCATCCCGAATTAATGCCCGAAGATGGTATTTCTAGAAGATCCTATGACATGGCTGATGCAATGTTACAGGCACGGAAACACAAGGAAGAGGAACAGGGCATCGTTGCTATTAGAAAGAGAAAAGTTACAAAATGACTAGGGTTGATCTAACGGTGCATGAAATGTTGGTATGCCAAACCTTGGGTGTTCTAAGAAGAAGTTCTGCAATGGGAAACGTTAAAGATCAGCAGATGGGAGATCAAAGCCCTTGGAATATTGATATTGACGGGGTCATTGGTGAGATGTGTGTAGCAAAATACTTTAATGTTTTTCCCGACATGAGTGTTGGTATAAGAAAGGGCGGTGCTGATTTATTGATTAGAAAAAAATCAATTGATGTAAAAACAACAAGGGTAAAAACTGGAAAACTGTTGTCTACTTTGAAAAAAATAGAAGATCCTTGTGATATTTACATTTTGGTAATAGTCGATGAAAAAGGCGGAGACATTGCTGGTTGGATTGAAAAGGAAAACTTGTTTTTACCCGAAAATATTAGTGATTTAGGGCATGGAAAAGGGTATGTTTTAAAACAAGAACAGTTGAAAAAAATTAATCTGAAAGATGGCAGATGAATCGCATAGAGTTTGGTGATTGCCGAGACATTATGAAACGTTGGGCTGATGAGGGGGTCAAGGTACAGACTTGTGTAACTTCTCCCCCTTACTTTGGCTTGCGTGACTACGGTCATGACGGTCAAATTGGCTTGGAAGAAACCGTTGACGAATACGTGGCGGCAATCGTTGATGTGTTTAAACGGGTAAAGGATCTGCTGGCTGATGATGGAACGCTGTGGCTGAACTTAGGAGACAGTTATTACAACTACCGACCAGGCAAGGGGCAGTCTTTGGTTAAACAAACGGTGTCAAATACCGACCAAGACTTACCTCAAAACTGCGCTAGACGTGGAAACAAGCAAGCTGGGCTAAAGGAAAAAGACTTGATTGGCATCCCTTGGCGGGTAGCCTTTGCCTTGCAAGCTGACGGTTGGTATCTACGTCAGGACATCATTTGGCATAAGCCTAACCCTATGCCTGAGTCTGTGCGGGATCGTTGCACCAAGAACCATGAGTACATCTTTCTGTTGACCAAGAAGTCCAAGTACTACTTTGATAACGAGGCGATTAAAGAGCCTGTCAAGGAAGACTGGGGTACTAGGGATAGGACGGACGGCAAGTACCACAACGAGGGATCAGGTCTTACCCCTCACTCAGGGCTAGAAAAGAGCTACGAGACGGCAAATAAGCGGTCTGTGTGGACTGTTACGACCAAACCTTTCTCAGGTGCGCATTTTGCGGTGTTCCCGCCTGATTTAATAGAACCTTGCGTTCTTGCGGGTAGCAAACCAAACGACATAGTGCTTGATCCGTTTATGGGTTCTGGAACTACGGCAGCCGTGGCACAGCGTTTAAACAGGCTATACCTTGGCTGCGAGCTGAACGAAGAATATAAAAAGTTGCAGGATGAACGTTTAAAACAACCATCTTTGGAGTTGCTATGAAAAGACATAGAAAGTTTTCGGAACAGATGGAAAAAGACATCCAAGAGATTGTTGATTTCTATATGCAGTTTGTAACCCACTACCAAGAAGAAGTCAGGGAGTGCTATGAGTATTTTTGGAAATGCATGAGTGACGGCACGATAGAGGATTATTTAGAGATTGTTCGTGAAAGAAAGGCACAAGAAAAATGAATGACTTAATTTTTATTTTCTTTTTGTTGAGTGGGGTTGTATTTTGGGGTTTTATCTTGCTTGTAATTGTTAAGATATGGATGGAAAAATGACTACGTTTACTACTGAGGACAGGGAGCAGTATGAGGGTGGAATACCAATCCCTTTTGCGGGTTGGGTATCTGTTGACAAAGAAGACAGGGAGCAAATGCTACGGGATCAGTTACGAATCCAGCAGCAAGAGATAGATCGTTTAAACGCAGAGCTTATGGCAGCGAGGAAAAATAATGAGTGATCCAGTTAATCATCCGAAACATTACACCAGCCACCCATCAGGAGTGGAGTGCATTGAGATTACTGAGCATTTAAACTTCTGCCTCGGTAACGCAGTCAAGTACATTTGGAGGGCTGGCGAGAAAGATCAGGAGAAAGAAATAGAAGACCTTGAAAAGGGTGCTTGGTATCTAGCACGTGAAATCAATAAACGTAAGAAAGCTAAATATGGCAACCAAACATGAAAAAGAACACTTTAGAAAAATCGCAGAAATCGGGTGCATCCTTTGCTGGCATCTCGGATACGAAGAATCTCCCGCAGAAATTCATCACATTAGAAGAGCTGGTAGACGAAGTGATGCCCCTGTTATCCCGCTCTGTCCCGAACACCACCGTGGAAATACAGGAATTCATGGGCTTGGACGCAAAGGATTTGAGCGGAAATATGAAATTTCTGAGGATTCCTTATTACAAATCCTTGAGCAAATCCTTGAGATCGGAAGGAAACGGTAACAAACTCACTAAATTTGCTATTCGTAATCTTTCCTTAAGATCCTCACCCTAGCCGTTAACCTTAGCTGGGCATCGTGGATCTTATCTATAGCTTCACGTTTCTCATCTGCGGTCATTGTCTTAGATGCGTTGATCATTTTGCCAGCTTGATTTAACTGTTTCATAGTCTTATCTAGCGTACCAACATAGCCTTTCAACGCATACAGTTTCTTGTTCTCTTCCAAGTATGTCTTGAGATCCTCGCCATTACCAGTACGCTGTAGGGTATTGACCGTTTGAACAACGGTGTCAACCTCTTGCTTGAGATCATAGTAAGCTGAAACAGTACCCATATCACCAGCAAAAAACCGCTTGATTACAGGCAGTTGCTCCATACGCTTAGTCGCTTTAACTGGATCGCCCTCTTGAGTCAAAGCAGAATCAATCAGCATCATTGCATAAGTACCCATCGTGCCTGTGTAGCCACGGATGAGGTTATCAATCTTCTGCGGTGAGTACTCTAGTTCTCTGCCTAATTTTTTAGCAAGTTCAGACGTGCCAGAACCAAACTGGAATTGCGGTGCAAGACCCTCAACACCACGACCAATGATTGGTTCGCCTGTGAAGAATGAGTGGTTCGTAGCGTTCTCAACCATAGGTAAGACGGCTTGAGGTATAGGATTAAACGACAGAGTACTCATTGCATTACGCAGTAGGGACTCACGTAGGTCTTTGCCTGTGTCTGTGCCAAAGGAATACTCAAGCGCTCTCTCAGGGAGAACCTTAAAGAGAACACCCAACTCGAAAGGAATCGGGAAACGGAACGGCTTATCACCAACTTGGATAGCTGGGATGATCCAATAGTTATCACGTTCTTCCTTAGACAGTCTCTTGTAATCCTCATCATCGGAAACCATAGCCCAGTACATGACGGACGTGCCGAGCAGAACCATTGAACGGAACATGAATGCTTTTTGAATGGTGTCTTTGTTCTGCATAGCAGTCTTTCCAAAGCCTGTGCGGTACAGAACGTCAAGACCTTGGACACGTGCGTTGAAGAACGGAATCATTGCAGAAACAATGCGAATGAGGGCAGAGTTACCTTTGCGTGAGAAGTTTAAAACTTCCATTGCTTGGTAGAACGCTTCGGCTTCCGAACCAGTTCTCTCTAAGGTACGCTTGTAAACCTCGGCACGGGTCGCCATGTCTGATGCGTGAGATCCTTTTTCGAGCATATCCCAAAACGCAGTGATCGGGAGTAGTGATTTCTCGCCAACGGTGCGGGTTCCGCTACGTTTACGCAGTTCTTTCTCAACTTGTTTAGACGTGGACTTTACGTCACCAGCAAAATCATAGCCAGTCAGACCAGACCTAGCCAGAGCATTTGCTTCTGGGGATTGGTTTGCCAGCTCTTTACCAAACTGTTTAAACGAGTCAACCAGCGGCTTCATGTCAGTTCCGCTCGTGATCCACGCTTGCATTGAGTCACGACCTAAGTTGGCAAGGATGAATCCTGGATCTTTGGTAACGAAATTACGGAGCAAGTTGGCGGGAGCAGACAAGAAATCCATAAACGGGAGCTGTGGTAGGTTTAAACCTTTAAGAGATTCAACCAACAGCGGATCAGCTACACGGTAGTAGACGGTCATTCCCTTTTCTTTTACCGTTACAACGTCAGAACCTGACTGAGAACTAGGTAATCTTTCTCCCAATCCAAAGTCGACAACGTCACGGATAACCCTACGAGCCGCCTCGTTCTTCATACCAGCTTCAATTGCTGCACGTGCGTTACGAACGATAGTCTCCATGAAATCATCCAATGGAGCTTCAGAACCCTTAAGTTTCTTGGGTTTAGCTACACCAGCGATTGAGGAGAAGACCTTTGGTCCTGCCGTTTTCTCGCCATCTAGCTGACGATAGAATGGGATGTAATCCCAATTTTCAGTCCATGACTTAGCTTCTTGCGGGGATATTACCCCAGTGTCCATCATGTACTTAACTAGACCTGAGTTGTACTTCTGATACTCATCGAACACCGTAGCAAACTCAGGGAATTGCGACTCTAATTCTTTGCCGTAGGCGATGTCTTCCTTGGTGAAAGTCTTCTCACGACCTTCCGCATCAAGTCTTCTACCCCTACGAGTACCAGCATAGTACTGGAATGTTTGGAATATGTATGGGTCGTTGTACTTCATCAAAGGCTCAAGAATCGGGATCAGACCTTTAACCTTGCCATCCATATCGCTAACGTATGTGTAGCCCTTGTCAAAGACAGGGATACCATCTTTAAACGAGGATGCGGCTACTCCCGCTGCACGGTCAGATTGCAACGCAGCTGCGATTGCTGAGTTCTCAGCCAGCAGTTGATCGCCACCCATCTTCTCGCCTCTTAAACGAGAGAGTTGCTCAATGGACTCATACTTATTAATTAAGCTTTGACGTAACTGTGTCATAGCCGTTGGAGAAATGGCATCCATTAAACGCTCTACAAATCCAGCTTGCTTGCGTCTGGTTGTAGTAGAACCAATACGCTCGTTTAAACGGTCAGACAGCTGGCTGCGCAGGGAGAACAACGGCATACCCTCGCCCACTTTTTCACGGATCTTCTCTGTAATACTAAAACCAGTTTGCGCATTCGATGTTGCTGGGTCATTAGCACGTAACCAGTCTTTTGCATCGTCATAAGTCATTGGCTCAGTAGTTACTCTTTCGCCAGTTTTTGCATCTTGAACATAAGCGTTTTCATTTGATAAATCTGAAACAACGGTATATTTAAACTTTATGTTTGACGGAACCATTACACGAACTGGAACAATCACTTTTTCTAAGTTACCGCCACCAATTTTTTTCAATACATCATTAGCTACTTGTGGAAGAATATTGTCGTAGTAGTTAATCATTCCCCTACCGCCAGCTTTTATGTCCATGCCAGATAATTCTTTATTGTTGCGGTATCCACGACCTTGATACTTGTCAAAAATATCCCGTGTTAAGCCGCTAACGTCACGCAATGTTCCAGAATAACCACCAGGATCGTCACGCATTAACTCCACAACCCTTTCAATTTCTCCGTCTTCGTAAACGCCCAGTTCTCCACGTTTAGCTTTTTCTTCCCATGTAGAAATTGCTTTATCTATTTGCTCTTTGGCTTGCTCTTTTGTAGGAGATGAATCAACACCATCTTTAACTTTAACGGCAATTTCTTTTCCAAATGTTGCCTCTATCTCTTCTAAAGTTTGATCGTCTCTATTAAAAATAACGCTATCGTTTTTGCTTGCATCAATATTGTAAGTGCCGTCATCATTTTTACTGTAAACAATCTTGTCAAGATGTATGCTCAAATCATAACGATCAGCAGATTGTGTGCCGTTAATAAACGCTACTTTGTCGTATCCGTTTTCAGATGCATAAGCAATGATGCGTTTTAATGCAAGACCTGTCCAAGCTTTGGTGTCTTTAAATGGAGCATTTGGAACTCCAAGCATTTCGGTAGATAAATTATTATACAAATTTTCCCACTCGTCATATCTTCCAACATCACGTGCTAAATTTTCCAATTTCATAAAATTGTTAGTGGCTGCGTATTGAGTGGCTGCTTTTTCAGCAAATTCATCAATTGGCATATTTTTTAAAGCTTTGCGTAATTCAGGCTCTGATTCGTATTCTTTTCTATAAAAATCCACGTATTTATCATGGGATTGTTTTTTTATTTCAACAATAAAATCGTTATACTCTTTTTCAGCATTTTTATTTATTTTATAGCCTTGCTTGCGACCAGACTGATGCCAGTCAGACTGAATTTCTTCAATGAATAAAACTTTAGCGCCTTTACGATCTTTGCGATCATTCATGCGAATGTGGGCTAAAATGTTTTCCTCTTTCCAATGCGATGATTTATATTTTGGTGAGTCTGGTGAGGCATCTTGAGTTGGTGCATACTCTTTGATTGCATCTTTAGCTTCTTTAGCGTAATACCAAATTTTGTCTGTTACACCGCTACCAGTTTTTGCATATTCATCAATTGCGCTTGAATATAACTTATAACCTTTGTCCTCTGGAGAAAAAACAACTTCCCAATTAGATGGAACTTGTTTTGCTGGTAATGTAATCAACATTTCCTGATAGTTAGTACCACCATCTAACTGATAGTCTTGATACTTTGTTTCGTTCTTTTCTTCACTCTTGTTTACTTCCTCAAGACGTACACCGCCCTGTTGCAAGTAATTAAGAATTTCTTCTTTAGAAACCTTCTTATCGCCTTGGAGATCAAGCCAATCGTTAATACCGCTAAACTGTAGCTCTTCTGATTTAACACCCATCTTAGATGCATTAGATGTTAACCATGCTTTGACTTGCGGGGCTTTACCAAAGATGCGGTCAGGAGTAGCCTCAATACCTTTTTCTAACTGAGAGTAGTACCATGCGTTTGGCGCACGGATTGAATACTTAATGCCTTTTTCGGCTAGTTCCTGTACTGTTCCCTCGTAATTAATTGGAGTGTTGTGATTAAGAACAACCATCATTCCCATGTCTGGAATGGCATAGCCATCGTAACCAGCATCAACAATTGAGCTTTCAAACTTATTTGAATCCTTACCAGCGGCTTCGTACAACTCGCTCATGCGTTTGCTTGGAGCAAGGATGTTGTCAAACTTTTGCTTGTGTACGTAATTACCTAAGCCAGCTTCTTTAGGTTGCATTCTGCCTGTGACGGCATTCTCAATATAGAAGTACACACGGTTTTTAATGCGTGGATCATTGGTCTCGTATAAACGAGTAGCTTCTGCGCCTCTGATTCCAGAGCCGTACTTGTTACCGTTTAAAGTGGTTTGTGGTGCATTGCTATAGTGAATAGCATCAAAACTTACCGCATCGGCTTGCTTAGTGCCAAGGACGATTCCCCCGCCACCTTCGCTGGGTCTTTCGGTAGATTCTGTAGGTCTAAATTTTGTAAAGGGAAACTCTTTGCCTTCGGATATGGACTTGGCTTGTTCTGCGGAACCTTCATCGTATTCATCTATCATTACTCCATCTGATTTTGTTGGTGGCTGATTGTACTCTGGGTCATATACCATGAATACAACGTCAGGCTTACCGTTGCTAAAGTCTGCAAATACTTTCTTATCCCAACCCTCTGCATATTGTTCGTCAAATTTTAAACGGGCAACAGTTTTAAATCCGTTGTTGTAATACAACTTTGGCAAAATTGTATCGTATGCATCAAGCCTTCTTCCACCCTCTTGAACTGCCAACTGCATGATTGCGTTAACACCGCCAATATGGGGCGACTGTGAGAATACTGAAACAATGTCATCACCTTTTAAAGCAAACCCAGCCTTGCCGTCATTGGTAAGGAACATACGCATACCAGCGTAATCTTCTGCTGGATATACTTGCACTGCCGCACCAAATGGATTGCTTTCTTTAGCGGTAGATATTGAGTCTTCAAATAATGCCGCTCCATTAGAACTTAATTCGTAAAACGTTGGCGCAGTTACATCAGCATTTTTTAATGCATTTTTAAACTTAATGACAGGTTTAAATTCTGCAATTGCATTTTGTCCTAGAATCCGAAAGCCGTTGCCATTTTTTCCGCTAGTTCCCTTGTAAGCGTTGGGTGATCCCGCATTGCGCTCTCTATAGGATCGTATGATTCCTCTGGTGATGAAGTGGCTGCGTTCTTTGCCAGCAAAGCCGACATTTCTTCCTTCGGAGCCAACTTGATTTGTGCGTTCTCCATCATTTCGTTGTATTGCTCTTGTTCTGTCCGCATATTCTTTCTCCGTATCGGCTGTTACAGTTTTGATCTTTGACTCAGGTATGCCGTTTAAACGTGCTAGTTTTGCAGCAGCGTTTGCATAGTCTGGTGCTTCGTCATCTTTGTATCCTTCACTAATCTTACTCTCTTTTGCAATGTCATACAAACGTCTTTCGGGATACCACAACAGTGCCTGTAAATCAGACATTGTCATATTTGGATAGCCACGTTCACGCACTTCATCCAATATGCCTGAGAAGACTTCACGAATGTAGTTACGCTCGGCAGGACCAGCTGGCGCTTCTTTCTGTGCATCAATGTAGTCAACAAGACCATTAGAAGTCTTGCGCATTGTTCGACCAATAGCACTCTTATTAAAGAATGTGCGGTTTAAAGGTTTTTGTGAAGCCTTGTTAACGGCAGTAGCTAGTGCATCAACGGCATCGGTACTTGCTAAGTCTGCTTCTGTAATGGTCTTGCCAGTAATTCTTTCAAAGCGCTCACGGCTTGCTTTGTTTGCTGGTCGGAGCAATCCCTTGATTAAACGTTCCATCTCGCCACGTTTGCTATCAATCAGACGTGTGTTGTCATCAATTAAAGAACCAGTCCAACGACCCCAAGTTCTCATTAACCAACGATCCATTGTCAACTGGTCAAAGATACCGTTTAAATTAGAGAAGAATCCATTGCCAATTTTTGGTCCGAGAATGGATGCACCTAATACTTTGGTATCGGCAAACTCACCGCCTACTTCAAGGTTTGTCAGGCTCTCAATCTGCTTGACAGTAAACTCGGTAGCCATGAACTTACGCATATCATCAATGCCGTACTTGTCGATCATTGAATTAAATAGCTCTAAGCTATTATTAATAGCTTTTTGTGTCTCACCAGCCTTGAGGTTGGTAGGCATCTTGCCTGTTTTCTTGTAAATATTGTAGGCTTGCTCGGCTAATTCAAAGTTCTTATCAACCTTCATGCCGTTAGATGTAACTGCTAAAGCCCAAGTAAATGCAAATTTGGCATCGGGATCAGTCTTAATCTCTGGATGCATCAAGCTAACAATGTTTAAAGCTTTAGTTACAGTCTTGTCGTACCAACCTACCGCATTTGCGTTAGTCTTTAATGCGTAAATGGCATCGTCTACACCAGCTTTAACTAGGTAGTCAGTAGTCTCATCTTCTGTTGAGGCAAGATCAATGCCTTCTTTTTCTGCGGCAGCTAAGACTTGATCTTGAATAGCTACCTTTAAATCACGATTGCGTTTGAAATCACTGTCACGGGCAAAGTTAAGAATGTTTTCAAGGGAAGAAGTTTGACGTAAAGAAGCTTTTGGTTTTTCTTTAGGCTTAAGTTCTGGGTACTTTGCAAACACTTCTTCCTGTGGAAGGGTGTATACGTCTAGCATTTGCTGGGCATCTTTGCGTTTGTCAAACTCTTGAATTAAGCGTCCATCAGATATTCTTCTTAACTCGTAACTTACTTGATCAGTAGTTCTGCCACGAGGCTGGGCTTTACGCACCACCTCGTAATCACCTCTTGGTTTTATTGAAAGCTTAGTCTCATCAGACACAGCTTCCTTGGCTGGTTGCTTCTTGCCTTCTTCAATGCTGGTAAAGATGTCATCAGTAGTTTGGAAACCAAGCTTGTTAAAGGCATTGCGTAAAGCCTCGAACATCTTGTTTAAACGCACCCAGATATTGCCGATCATGCCAGGTGGAAGGCTGCCTACCTTAAAGTCTTTAAACGCTTCGGCAATAGCTTCTTCCTGAATGTATGGCTCAAACCCAATAAGGTTTCCGTTCTCTTCCAAGTACCGTGCTTTGTACGCATCGTACAAATTAGCGTCTTTAATGTATTTCTGTATCCATTCGGACTTAGCCTTGTTCTCAAGGACTTTCCATTCTTGTGCAGTAAACGCACCCAACTCTTTTAAGGCATGGATAGACTCATGGCGCAACGTTCCCATTGGGTTCTTAGAATCCAAAGCAATTGCCATGACTTGCTTAATGTAGTAACCGTCAGCCGTTCCGTCTTCAATACTATTAAGTACACGTAGGGCTACCTTTTCTAAACCAAAACGTTTTAACGCTGGCAATAGGGTCTGGCGCAGTTTCTCAAGGTTGTCATGGACTTCCTTGCTATAGATGCCAAGGCTTTCCAAACGCTCTTTAGAACCCTTCAAGCCCTTGGTTGTAGTAATCGCTATGCCACGATCAGTCTCAATGGATTGACGGTCATTTAGCTCTTTCTGAGCTAGGTCTGCGTAACGTTTAACCCGCCCAGTTTGTTTTTGAGCGCCAGCAGAATCAATGATTTGTTGCAGTGTCTTGTCATCTAGACGGCTAATACCGTAGGCTTCTGCCTGTTCTTCGCTATCAAACTTAACTTGTGGCTGATCCTTCTCGTAGAAAGTAAAACTATCCTTGGCTACGGGTTTCATTTCCAGTGGTGCTACACGCACTGGCTCAGAAAATGTCTGTTGTTCTTCACGTAGATTCTTAATAGTTTGCTGTGTAACTTGGTTCTGACCATAGTAATTGGCTGACTTAATAAAGAAAGGATTGCCTTGGTCGTATCCTAGGGCTTGATCATTAACCAACTCGGCATCCCGTTTAGCCATTTCTGACTCAAGCCTTTTAATTGTTTTTTCTATTTTTACAATTTCTTCTTGACGCTTTTGTTCATAGACAGCCGCATTCTTCTCAGCTTCTTCTACTGTTTCCATCGTACTGATGACACGGTTACCAGCACGTACTTCGTATGCTGATGGGGTCTCTCCCTGTTTAAACGTCTCTTTACGAATATCCATGCCGCCAGGCAGCGGTGTCATTGCTGTGGCTGGTTTAAACGTTTCAATCGTGCTGCCAGTGGAACTTGCCTTAACGTTCCTCTCTAGGTCGCCATTCCTGACAGCTTCATCCAGAATACGTTGCTGGTCTCTCTCTTGCTTGAGACCGCTATATTTTTCAATCAGTTTAAGAACGCTACTTCTGCCGTTCTCTTGATTGCCCATTTCTTTAAATTCTTTGGACAAGCCTTTGAGCGTATCGTTATATTGGTCAGGTGTGTAGTGCTTGGCATTGGTAATACCAGCCTCAAGGATCTGGGTTTCTTCGCCAGCTTTGAGGTTTCTAATAGCCTGAGCAACGGCAAAACGTTGCGGAGGAGACATCGTATTAAGGTCTTCAGATCCAGTAACCCTAGCAAGGAAGTCTCTAAATCCTTGGGTTCTTGTGTCTAATCCACGTTGCTGTGCAGCAAGTTCAACGGTTTGTGCTGGGATGTCTTCACCAGTGAAGTTGGTACGTGAAGCGATTAAACGACCCAGTACGCCTTCCGCAGCGGTAGACTCTTCTGGTTTAAACACGTCAGCCAGATCTTCAATTGAGAATGTACGCCCAATACGGGGTTTACCCATCTCAATTCTACGTTTGTTAACTTCAGCAACCTCTTTAGCGCTAAGGTCTGTAGATTTAAAGCGACCCAAAGGATCTTTTAATGGATCAGCTTGCTCTTCAATAGGCTCAAGTTTGGTTTCTGGGGCTGGTAAAGCCAATGTTGTTGGGACACCAAGGTTCTGAGAAGTTTGTTTAAGCTGGGCTTGCTCTGCAAGATAGGCTTCACGTTGGGCTTTCTGACGGTCTTGAATAGCTTTTTGTTGCTCTTCCTTCTCCATCTCAGCGCCCTTACGGACAATCTGACCACGCTCAAGGTAAGTGCCAGGAACACCCAATGTGCCACCAAGGACTGCACCGCCAATAAAGCTATCAAAGTACTCGTCTCTGGCTTTCTGGTCTGTTAGGTTTAAACCTGCTTGCAAACGTTCTAGGAACTGTTGCCCAGCTTCTGTGGTTCCTTCAATAGTAGCTGTTCTTAATGCGCCAGCACCGTATGCACCAGTGGTTTTAAGAATGCCTTGTTCGGCAATTTGTTGCGCCAATTTAGGAGTAATTTCTTTGCCAGCAGCACCAAATATCTTGCCAATTCCAGGAATCATACGTAAAGATACAACGTCTAAAGCGGCTTGAGGAGCAGCTGCCGCTGCTGCGCTAGAAAGACTTGTATCAGCCAAACGCATCTGAGGATTCTCTTGCATTTGGCGGGATAAGTTAGAACCTGTAAATTGAGCTAAAGAAGCTAATCCAGCACCAGCTAATCCAACTCCAGTAGCTATTGGGGCTGCAACACCTACCGCTGGAAGAGCTGCTGCGCCAATACCAACAGCTAAAGGAGCGGCTGTATATGGGAGAGAACCGCCCAACAGTTCTTTAAATTTAGTAAACGGAGCTTCAGCAAAACTTTCTTTGGTAGGCGTAAACATCTTTTCTGCAAGACGTTCTTTTTCAGTTTTGTATTTTTCTGCCGCCTCGGTATCCATGATGCCAGTGCGACCAGCTAAAGCGGCAACGTCACCCTTTAAACGCTCTTTACCAGCTTTAAATGCGCCAGTAAATCCAGTATCTGTCTTAGTACCTGCAAGTTCTTTTTCAAATGCAGTCGGCTCTACAGGTATTCCTTTGGCTTCTTGATACGCTTGAGCAACAATGTTGAACTCTTTAGTTCCCCTTTTGTCAGCGTTATTAATAATCCACTGAGCGTATTCTTCTGCCTTTGCCATTACTTACCTTTAAGTATTGCATCTGCTTGAGCCTGTAAAGCGCTTGTAGGTGATGAAAGAGTTGGCATTTCTAATCCAGCTTTCTTATAAAGTTTATCAAACAATGGCTGATTTTCTGCCTTTAATCTAGCAATTTCATTTCTTTGTAATTGAGCTAATTTTGCTGGATCAGTAAGCTCGTCAATACCTTTCATCTCTTTAACATTTTTTATTGCTTGCGCTTCAATGTTTTTGTTTAATTCTAAAATATTTCTTTCTGCTTTTGATTCTATGCCTTCTACTAATTGTCTCTCTTGAAGTTTTAATTTATCTTCTTTACTTAACGTTTGACTACCATAATATTTACCAATATTTTCATAATGAGCTGCGGCAACTCTATTTTTATCTAATGCAGCCTTCTCAGCGGCACGTTGTTTATTGGCTTCAGATAGGTACTGAACACCAGATAAACCACCCTTACCAATGTTCTCAAAAGCATATTGAGAGCCACCGCCTAGCATTCCTAAGCCAGCAGCAAGTAAAGCCATGTTTTGATCTTCTTTACGTTGCTTGCCAAGAGCTGCTCTATCTAAATCATTTTGTTCCATAAACAATTCAAAATTAGTTTTTGGAACGGCTTCTCTTGGAGCAGAAACTATTGGTATGCCACTAGTAGTGTCTTTATTTACTCCGTCAAACGTACCAGCACGGCTAGAACCTGCAATCATCTCATCTGCGGTTAAACCTGGTCCCTCTATTACAGGTGGTACAGAAGATGCTGGAGGTACTGCAACAGGTTTGGCAGCAGTTCCTCCATAGAAGCCGCCTGGCTGTGCATCAGCATCTTTGCTGGCATATGAACTTGGCTTACTAAAATATTTTTTTATGTCTTCTATGTACTGAGGAACTTTTGGTGGATTATTTTCAGCGTTGGAATATCCAAAAATATCAATTAAGTCTTGTTGAAAAACAGATCTATCTTCAGGCTCTCCGCCTTTTTTAAATTGTTGAACCTCACCACCGCCAGCAAGACTAGCTACATACTTCTTAGTTTCTTTAGGTAGCTTGTCTATGTCTGCGCCAGCTTTGAGCCACTTGGCTGTATTGCCTTCACCCCAGTTGTATGCAATTGCTGCAACTTTAGGATCGCCAAACTTATCCATTAAGTGGCGTAAATGCTTGCTCATACCCAAAGCGGCTTCTTCTGGGATGTCAGGGTTAATTCCGTATTGCTTTGCAGTAGCTGGCATAAACTGGGCAATACCCATAGCACCAGCTGAAGAACGAGCGTTTTCAGGGTTCTTCATACCGCCTGTTTCTTTATTTAGGATATAAGACGCAAGTGCTGGATCAACACCATATTCCTGTGCTTTAGCAGCAACTAGACTTTCATATGGATGTTTACCGCCTTTATAGTTAATTCCTTTGGATCCGCCAGTAGGCATAGGTTCTGTATATCGTAGACCTACACCAGCATTTTGGGTTGGCATCTCTCTAGCTGGCATATCTGCGCCCATAGAGGCGGCACGTTCACCTTCAGCCATAGCTTGAGCGTACTCAGCTAGGATGTCGTTGTCATCATCTTCTTCGTCTAAATCTACTAGATCACCCCTAGCAAACGCAACAATACCGCCACCAGCGTACTGTCTTTCTGGGATTGGTAGTTGGGCTACTCCCGCCTCTTCTGGAACCTGTGGCATAGCTTGCGGCTGTGGTTGAGCTGGAACAGTATTAGCTGGATTCTCAGCCTCAATATTCTTAGCCATCATCTGTTCCATTACAGATAATTGTGGAGCTGGTTGCTGTAGCGCTTTGCTACGAGAAACGGCATCCATCATCTCCGCTTTCCTAGACAGGATAGGAGCTAACATATCTTGGCTAATCTGCTTCTTTTGAGCCATTTGCATGATCATGGCTTGCGGAAGTTTAGCTAGATCATCAATCGAGCTACTTTGTTGTTTGAGTGCGCTTAGTATGCTCATTATTTGCCTAGCATATTAAAGAGTGATAAGCCTCCTAGTCCAACACCAGCCAATTGGCTTGCAAAACTTGGGGGAGGAGTTGTGGTGGTTTGAGTACCCAACGTATCGCCTAGTGGTACACCACGGAGGATATTAGAGAAGTTTCCAAGTTGTTGCTCTGGGAAAGCCAACGCTTTCATTTGATCTTGATACTGAGCATCCAATTGTTGCTGTGCAACAGAGCGCTCTGTACCACCAGCAGCGGAAAGGGCAGTAGCACGAGCCAAGTCTGATTGTTGTTGTAATGCGCCTTGTTGACCCAATCCCTGACCTAATTGACCATAGGCAGTAGCTGAACCAAGTTGAGCTTTTTGAGCGGCTTCATATGCATTTTGTAAACCACTAGCTTGGATCTGACCAAGTTTAGTCTGAAGGTTACGATCCATTTCAGTCTGAGCTAAAAGCTGACGAGCGCCACCGTAAGTGCCTTGTTTGCCAGCCATTAAATTGTTGGCTAATAAACCCTTTTGAGCATCACGTGTTGCCTCTTGCTTGTTTACATCAATCACGTTCTGCGCATATGGAGACATATACTGCTGTGTTTGCGAAGGACTAAGCATAGAGCTTAATGCGCCTAAACCTTGATTAAAAGCACCGTAACCAGCGCCAAACTGAGCTGGTTGACCCATAGCACCAATTTGTGTAGATGCGGCTTTTTCTGTTGGGGATAGACCAGCAATACGCCCAGCACCTTCTAAACCTTGAGCGGCTAATGGATTGCCATAAGCACTAGCGTAGTCTCTAGCAAAAACCTCTTGTGCTTTAGGAAGAATTCCGTAGGATTGATCAACACCCGTAAAATACGGCATTAACTCCGCTGGAATTGACTGTTGACCCGATGTGACTGTAGTTGTATTTGCCATAATCTATCCTTTACACTGGCATGAATTTCTTGGGCTTAATTTCTCGCCCTTGTTTTTTAGTGCCTACCCGTGCTTGGCGAACTCTATCCATCATTGAATATAGTTGCTTTGCGCCAGCTTTAGATGAACCGTTGCCCAAATGGGAAACAACATCAGCTGGAATAACAAACTCTCCGTCTGCAAGACGAGCCTCTTGATTTCCTTCTATTGTAGCGGGAATAGAGTCACTCATACCGTCCCCACCGCCAGATAAAAAGCGTGGTGTACCGCCAGCAGCAAACTGTTGCATACCGCCTACAGCACCTTCGTTAAAGGCTGGCTGAGAAAGACCACGCAAAGCCAAGTCATAGCTAGGTATCATTCCGCCATCGGCATAGGATGGCATACCACCCATAAAGCCATTTTGTAAGTTGCCTGTCATTAAGCCTCTAGCCTCATCCATTCCGTATTCATCATCTACTGAACCGCCAACGGCATACATATATGGATTAGCTCTTACTGCATCTTGCGCTCGTTTTTTGCCAGCGGCAATACGGTTTAATACTTCTTGGTTTTCGCCTTTAGCAGTAGCAGCAGCGGCATCAGCTGCTTTTTGCTGTTCAATTCCTTCATCTACTGCCATAACACCCGAAGTACCCATTACAGTCATACCAGCGGAAGGCAAGCCAGCTCTAGTAGCAAATTGAGTAGCAGCTTGATTGTAGGTATTTCCTCCAGCTAAGTTTTTAATTCCAGCACTCATTGAATCTGGATTTCTAAAAAAATTAGAACTTGCTGCGTCTGGGGTGTTTAAAGCGGCATCCATTGACCCTGTAGTAAATCCTGCGCCAGTCTCTGCCATAGCTGGAGTAGTACCAGCAGCTTCAATGCCAGCGCCAATATTAGACATTCCATAGGCAGCAATACCGCCCATCATGGCACGTTTCATATTAAAACCAGTGCCTGGCTTCCCAAAACCACTAGCTAATGCACCAACTCCAGCAGCCATTGCTGGGCTTGCAATAAACGGGGCGGCAATTAAACCAGCGTATGGAGCTACATCCCGAAGGAAAGGGGCAGCTCTTCCTATTGGCTGAACAATTGCCTTTTCAATAGGCTGTGTAAACCGAGTAATAGCATTGGATAGTCCGCCTACGCCAAAGTGTTGTACTTCTCCACCGCCAGCATAACGGGAAATAGGGCTGCTATAGCCATAAACGTTTTGTGCGTTTACACGGTTACGTAATAAATATGGGTTGCTTGCAATACCAGCAGAGCCGTATCCGCCAGTATATGGTCCGCTAGAAGCATCTGGAGAACCTTGCGGTTGTGGTTGTTGCTGTGGTTTACTACCAAGTGCGTTATATGCGCCATAAGCTAATGCAGCGCTTGTATATGGGTTTTCCGTTACATAGCCTTTAGCTACATCATAGGTGTAGCCTGGCATTTGAGCAAGCCTATCCATCATGCCCATATCAGCCATTCTTTGTGTTTCTGGACTTGCCATAGCAGATTTGTCAACAATTAATCTACCGTCATCACGTACAACAACGTCAGCATTTGGATTTGCTAATTTTGCCGCCCTTGTTCCAGCGGGTTCTGCTTCCATATCTCCATAGTCTTTTGCATATTTATCAAATGGGTCATCGTTATTAACAACCAATTTAGGGCTTGTATCAGCAACATTAGTTAATATTTCAGGTGTTGCATCGTATGGGGCAGCTTCCGCATTGTATGGGGTAGCTTCTGGTTGACTTAATAATGCAGACTCTAAGTCCTTCATTAAATATGTTTTTCCATTAGGCGCAACAATCTCTGTCCCATTAGGACCTTCAAATTGTGTGCCTGGTGGCATATCTGTTGGTATGTAACTAGTAGGAAGCTCCCCTAAAAGCAAGGAGTCTGCTGGCTGCATATTAAATCCAGGCTCTCCTGGCACTTTTATATAGTCAGAATCTACATTTGGGTTATACCCATCATCAAAAATATCGGGAGCAGGGGTATTGGGAGTGGAATCAGGGCTATAGTTGTAGTCACTATTGTCTGTTACAGGCGCTTCAACGTTTGGATCAGCAAAATAATCTTTTGCACCTTGTAGAGCCAGTTGGCTGCCTCCAGCAATAATTCCTGATTTCAGGGCATTTTCTCTATCCGCACCACCGTGGGTGTATTCAAGACCAGTTTTTGCAGCGCCAGCACCTAATGCGCCACCGTAACTACCAGCGTAAGAAACAGCCGCTTGTTCAGCTGCACTTCTTAAAGCGTTTTCCCTATCTTTACCGCCATGAGTGTACTCTAATGCACCCCTTGCGGCAGCTCCGCCTAAAGGACCACCAAAGTATGTTGCAGCCATAACAGCTGCGGTTTCTGCAAGACCACCCCAGCCACCATCAACAGAGCTTGATACAGCATCATCAAAGTCAGCAAGACCACCTAAAATACCGCTTTGTCCACCAGCAGTTCCTAATGCATTACTAACCGTGTCAGTAACGGCACTAATAATCCCGCCACCACCGCCATGCAAAGTCATTCCACCACTACCAAATACACCACCTCGTGGTTTAAACGCCTCTACTGGGAGGTAAGACTCTAAATGGTATCTCATACCTTAGCCATCCATTGGTATTGAGGATTGTCGGATTCTTGAACATCAATCCCAAAATCCCTCAGCATTCTTAATATAGGTGCATCAAAGGCAACAGTTCCATAGACACGCTTTAGGTCAGAATCTTTAATCTTGTCGATAAAATACTTTAAAGATCTAGCCAGTTTCATAGGAGCATCTAATGTATATAGATGCAATTCCGCATTTTTTTTGCCCAAATTAGCCAATAAAAGCACTGAATCGTTCTGTTGAAGCAATATCCCAGCTTTCTCTTGAACAATTTTCATAACGGCAGCAAGCACTTTGTCCGCCCCAGCTTTGATGGCTTCTTTATCGTTTAGGATAATTTCTGATGGTTTCATACTGTTACAGTTACCGTCCCCACACTAGCTGTGGCTGATACTCCATATAAATAAGAAATGTTGGGTACAACTATCTTTAAGTTTTCGCCAACCTGAAATACAGTGCCGTCTGGCAAATTGTACCCTGATGTGGGTAAATTTAACAGCCGAATACCGTCTACTTGTAAAGAGGCATTTGAATCCAATTGCGTAAAATAAAGCCTTAAAACAGCAATAAGCTGAGATAACTGTTGTGGGTCGTATTCCTCTGGAACCAGAGGCAACGCTGGCGCACGGAATTTTTGCATTCCCATTATCGTTTTCCATCTGGTCTACCCTCTAAACGAGGGCTACCTAACTGCCATTGAACCCCTAAATTTGCCGAGGCAATCTTAATTGCCATTTGCCTTGCCCTAGCCCTCATAAAGACTTGATTTGTATATTGATCTACCGAAGTTTGGATAACAGCCCCTGTTTCTGTGTTGGTATAGGGTGTTCCAGGAAAGTTTCTAGGTCTGATATACATAGTTGCCTCTGGAGAGGCGGCTGTAGAACCATCAAAATTAATGTCTGGAATGATTCTCTTAGTTAATAGGAACTGATCCCCATCCAGCAAATCAAAGTCTGAAGACGATATATTGGCAGCTAAAGGCAAGGTATCTGCATTAACGCCATTTTCTTGGTCATAAACAATAGTTGAAGCCACAGACTGAGGGTATTCCCTTAGTGATGAGTCACTCCAAGCGGTACGTTCCATTGTGCCGTAGTACCAAATCTTTTCTAAGTGGTTGTAGACCACATAGGCATCGTTTACATTGCTATTGGCGGTAGGGTAGAACCACCAGATTTCATTCCAACCCTCATTTGTACCAGTAATAATCTGATCCGCCTGTGCGTAATTTAAGTTTTGGAATACATGGTTACGCAAGGTACATGGCAAAGTTTCTACTCGACCAGAGTATGCGTAGAACTTATCGTGACCAAACCAGTAGGCGGTGTTATTAACTACCGCTACAGAACGGGAGCTAAGAATGGAGATATTGTCAGAAAGCTCTTGTAAACCAAACACATCTGTTGTGCCTAAATACTGCAAG